ATCTGACGTGCAACGGACGTTAAACCGCTGTTCAACGGGCGTTCGTGCAAATAGTATTCGTCCAGGAGCCTGCGATAGGCCAAATCTTCAAGCAAAGACAGGCGCTGCGTGTGACTGGCGTAGTCACCGATATTGAACTGGTAGTAGTACATTGACAACCTTACGTTCTAGGTTAAGCGTTACATAAAGGAACAATTGGCAGGGTGGTAACGAATCACCTTTTCAGCCGCTAAGCCTAGCCATTGCCCCAACTCTAAACGATTTTTTGCGCTTCCGCAATCTGTTTCTTGAACTTGTACACCAACACCTGTTGCCAACTCTTAGGCACACCGCGCTGCCGCCAGTTGCTGATTGTGTTCTGCTTTACGTCCAGGAGATAAGCCAATCTGCCTACCCCGCCAGCCGCTTTGATTGCAATTTCCAGTAAGTCCATGCCGCACTATATCACATTTGTGAAGCCATCTATTAGGGAAATCCCCTAGAAAAATATGCAAAAAAAACCTTGCTGACTTCACATTTGTGATAATATGCACATATGCCCTGAACGGTTCGGGGTCTTTTTAGGAGTCAGTAAATGAAAGTTTCTTACATCGTAGAAGTTGTCTCAGGACAACCATTTGTGCCAGGCGACTACCGCTTGGAATTCACTAGCCTCACCAACGCACTTAAAGCAGTCAATTTGCTCATCAAACGCGGATGCCATATCCAAATGTTTGCCTCCAACGCATCAGGAGAAAAAGCATGACTGACAAAGAACTTATTGCATTGGCATACAAACAATTGGAATTATTAAAACAAGCAATGAAAGCTTTAGAAAAAGAGGTGGCAGCATGAAAGACATAGCACTACTTCAAGCAGAGTACGAAGAAGCCCTACACCAAGGCTTAATCACTCCCGCAATGATGGCAGAAACAATCAACATCTGCGAATTCTCACTCTACGCATTTTTTCGGCCTGTGCATACTTGGATGCACACCGATCTAGGCGACATCCACCACGAAATCAACAAAGCAGTTTATTGTTCGGAGAACACAAAATGAATAAAGCAAAAGACATCACGCTTGCCGTGTTTATCGGCGTATCACTGGCCTGGGTACTTGTGTATGGGTGGGCAGCATGATTTACAGCAATAACGCAAAAGAAATTATTGAGGAATGCAAATCCAAGTCAGACCCCATCGGTTTTTTTGAGATTTATGTGTGGCATCTATGTGGACAATTGGAGATACAAAATGAACGAATCAAATGGCTCAGAGAGCAACTTGACAGAGCGTGAGGATTACGAATGTCCCAAGTGTGGGGAAGATTGCGGTGACATGGCTCGGCATACAGTCGATGACATTCACATTTTGTATTACTTTTCCTGCGAAAAATGCGGGATAGATTTTGGAGGTGATTTATGAAAAACATTGCAACAGCGTTAGTCAAAGCCCAACGTGGTTTTGCACCGGCCTTAAAAACGTCTACAAACCCGCATTTCCGCAGCAAGTACGTTGACTTGGCTGGTTGCGTGGAGGCCGTTGTAGATAGCTTAAATGCCGCGGGAATAGCCCTTATTCAGCGCACATCAGAGGATGCTACTGGCGTGACTGTGGAAACAGTCTTTGTCCACGAATCAGGCGAGATGATGGAATGCGGCAAGTTGCACGTTCCTGCTGCCAAACAAGACCCGCAGGGTTACGGTTCGGCGCTGACGTATGCACGGCGCTATTCCCTGATGGCGGCTTGTGGCATCGCTCCCGAGGATGACGATGGCAACGCAGCCAGCAAAGTAAAGGTATCAGCAACAAAGACTGATCTAGTCCCATCAAACAGGATGTCAGTTATTGCTGACGTTGCCGCAGCCATCAATGAGCGCATGAGCGCAAATGACGTGATTGGCGCGGTTGAGGAGTACGCGGGAATCGTGGACATTGAAGAAAAGACGGCTCTATGGGCAATGCTTGACAGCAAAACCCGTAGCAGCATTAAGAAACAAGCTGAACTAATGAAAGGTTAATCATGGCAATCACTAAAGAAATCTCTTGCGTAGTTGGGGCATACACCAACAAGGACGGACAACAAAAAAACCGTTACCAGCGTATTGGGTCAATTATTATGACCAAAAACGGAGAAATGCTCAAGATTGACGTTATCCCCTTGGTTGAGGGCGGCTGGTCAGGCTGGGCGTATCTCAATGAACCTAAAGAAAAATTTAAAGGATTGCCAAATGATGACTTTGACGCCCCATTTTGAGCATCCACGCGCTCGGAACACCGACCCTTTAACCAGTTGGCAAGCCGCAGGGTCAGCAAAAGAACTTGCCAAGCATCACGCAAAAATTATTGTGGAATGCTTAAAAACATATGGGCCATTAGGCAAGGACGGGATTGCCCGCTTCACCAATCTTGATCCGCATCAAATTGGCAGGCGTTTGCCAGAACTGCAACGTGAAGGGCTTATTGGGTTAACTGGATGCACTGTTAGATCAAACACTAACCGTAATGAAAGGGAATGGTATGCGATTTCTGAAATTCTTTAAAGATTACTGGCGCGACTTGACCCCTTTGGAAGTCATCACCCAATCTTTGGCCCAGGCGCATCTCGAAAGGCTTGAGTCAGAGAACGCCACCGAGTACGCAAAGGCTTGTCTCCAACTCAGCCTAGCCCGTATTGAGCGTCTTAACGAACGCATGAAGGAGTACAAACGTGACTGAAGCAGACAAAAAATACATGGAGCGCAAGCAAAAAGACTGGGAGTACGACGAACCCGAGCCCAGCGACTACGCCATGTTCGTAAAACAGATTAAAGGCTTGATCGTGTGGGTTATCTTTGTGGTGGGAGCGTCCATGCTTGTAGCGGCGGTGTTCAAATGAACATAGATGAAATTACCCGCATCGCGCGGGAAGCGGGGTTTGTTGGATTTGACGGTAAAAATAAAACCCTTGCAAAGTTTGCCGCTTTGGTAGCAGCGCATGAGCGTGAGGAGTGTGCCAAGATTGCGGAAATTGCAGAGCCGTACCAAGCGGCTGATTTAATCAGAGCAAGGGGAACAACATGACAGGCTATCAAAGCAAAAAGGCAGCAGCGCGGGACAAGTTGGTTGATGATCGGAGGGCTTACTACGAAAAGTTTGACGACTTGTATGCTGTTTATCTCAACGGTGTTTACGATGGCAAGAAAGCAGCAGCGCGTGACAAAATTAATGGAACTAAACCAATGAAAATTGAAGTAATAAAAGACTACGCTTTGCCTTGTATGAATGCAGAACACGCGCTCAAGGAAGCACACCAATGTATGTTGAGCAATCACTACGATGATGCAATTTACGAATGTACGGTTGCGCTAACGTACATTGCCAACATGATGGAAGCAATCAAGCATATGAAAGAACAAGATAAATGAGGGCAATGACAGAAAGAATTAGGCCCATTCTTACCCAATATGAGGAAGGCTTAACCGCACGACACATAGCGGCATTGCTTGGCGTTCCTGCCGATGCGGTAAAACGATCTTTAAGCACTATGGCAGACGTTTACATTGATAGATGGACACAACACACCGAGGGCGGTATGTATGTCCCCGTGTACGTCAAAGTTAAAATACCAGAAGATTGTCCAAGTCCGGAGGAAACATGACAGATACACCAAACTTTAAAACATGGGATCACGATGAATTAGCAGATTGGGCTGAAACCGCTTATCTAAGCATTCAAGCCAATCAAGCAGAAATGCAAGAATTGCGTCTTATGATTTCTTCAATCGTGGCAGAAATGCAGCAAGTGCGCAATACGCTTGTAAGTATTGTTGATCCGCTATAACACTAATCCTAGGAACATGGCGCGTTCATCTATGCGCCTGTTCTGCAATCCTTTTAAGGGCTTTCCACCAGCCATACAGTATTTTAAAAGTTCGTCCGCAGCGCCTTCAATATCACCGCGAATAACTTTTTGCCTAAACGTGCTGCGCTGAAGTGTTCCCAGGCCAACATTGAAAGCAAAAGAAACGCAAGCATCGAATTGGCTTTGGGTAAGTCGAACAGGAATAAACTGTTCCACACCGCGCTCAAACCTAGCCAAATCTGCTCTAAGTATTGCATTGACTTCCTCCATGCTGAATTGCCTATCGTCCTCGGGACGTAATGCAAACCCGTCCCGTTGTTCAAGTTTTAGGCGCCCTTGTTCCGGATACAGCACATGGCCGACACAAACAGTCCAAAGGCGCGCAGGGCAACGATATGGGCGTTGGCGCACACCTTCATGGTGCGTGATTACCTTGATTGCTTTATCTGAAACTTTCATTTGCGTCTCACGGTTTGAACACAACCAACTTTGTATCCCAAATCTCGCCATTCTTGAGCCGCTTTTTGACAGGCGGCCTCATACTCAAAATACCCCACCGTGGTGACGTACTGCATATTTATGCCTGATATAAGTACAAGAGTCCAAATCATTTGCCAAAGGCTCTGCCCCCAAAATGAAACGCGATGATTGATGCAAACAAAGCCTGGGTGTTGGAGTCCCACAGTTTCTCAGCCAGCACAGGGAATTGAATACCATTGTTGTATCCGTAGACAAACAAACCTACATCCACAAAGCAAAGCAGGAAAAAGAATCCAAGGGTAATGAATGAACGAACGCCGGCTCGTAGGTTTTTCATCCATTGCGAAGTGCCTTCATTCAATGATTCATCATGTTGGTAAATGGCGTTCATCTCAGCAACTTGGGCATTGACTAGGTTTTCATTAGCCTTTGCCGTAGTCTCCATCTCAAGTTGGGCGCTATGTATCTGCTCTACCCTTTCTTGCGCCTCAAATCCTGCTTTACGCAAATCTAATTCACGCTCGATCTGCATTGCAGCCAGGGCTAGTTCATGCGCTTTGTCGTTCCTATCTTGAAAGAAATCCAACAGTTTAGGCAAGCCGCCCATCAGGAAAGAAATAAGGGTAGAAAGAATCGTAAGCATTAATGTTTCTCCAGCAAAATAGTCAACCACCACACGGCAAACCCAAATACCATGAGGACGATGCCGCCGCCAAGTATCCAGTTAATCAGTTCGTCCCAATCTTCTTGTTTTTTCTTGGCGTGTTTGGCATCTAGGATTTCTTGTTTCTTACGAGTTTGAATGATGTTGTTACGTTCAAGCATCAATTGCTGCCACAAGTCAGCATTGCCCGACATCACCATGTAGTTGTTCAGTTCGCGCTCGGCATCTGCAAGTTGTTTGGCCTGCATAACGATCTCAAAGGCTTGGGCAGTGTCAGAGCCTGCAAATCCCGTCTTAGGCTTAGACGCTGCTCGCTGAACAATGTCCTTTGCCTCAAAGAACTTCATCATGTCGCCGCTGATGGCTTGGATGTCCTTACCCAAGGCAATGGCGGCTTTCACCCCCTTTACGGCGGCTTGCGCTGTCGCAAAGGCGGTGATTGGATCAATCATTTAAAGTGCGTAATAAACGTAAAAATCACGCTTGCCATGCCGAGCAACATAGTACCGGCAGCACTCATTAAAATTTGTTCCATGCGCTTGAGCCTGGCGTTAATCTGTTCGTAACGCTCGGCGCAAACGGCTTCATGCGAATTTAGACGGGCTTCTGTTTCAGTCATAAAATTATCCAAAAATTATAGGGGGTTACTTTGCAGTTGCGTATAAAGGATAATTATTAATATCAGATCCAACTGCAACAAATAAACCCGATGAATTAACTGTTATGGCTAGCATTAGAGCAGTAACAGAACTTTTATTCATCAATGCTGGTGTTGTCCAAGTGCTACCATTGGATGACGTTGCATAAAGTGGGTAGTTTACACTGTTATATCCAACAGCAACAAATAAACCCGATGAGTTAACAGTTACGGCTGCCATTGCAGCATAAACAGAACTATTGTTCATTTGTGCGGGAGTTGTCCAAGTAGAACCATCGGATGAAGTTGCATATAGGGGGTAGTTTGTACTGTAGGCATACCCAACCGCAACAAATAAACCTGACGAGTTAACTGCTACTGAGTACATTTGAGCATAAGCAGTACTACCGTTCATTAAAGCTGGAGTTGTCCAAGTAGAACCATTGGATGAAGTTGCATATAAAGGATAGAATGAATTGTTATACCCAACTGCAACAAATAAACCTGATGAGTTAACTGTCACACTATTCATTTGCCCGTCAGCAGTACTTCCATTTATTAAAGCCGGAGTTGTCCAAGTGCTACCATTGGATGAAGTTGCATACATAGGTTGTAGTGCGCCGTTATATCCAACGGCTACAAATAAACCTGACGAATTAACTGCTACTGAAATCATACTTGCATCAGCAGTACTACCATTCATTAAAGCCGGAGTTGTCCAAGTACTACCGTTAGATGAAGTTGCATATATTGAATTAGCAATGCTGGCAGCAATAGTATATCCAACCGCAACAAATAAACCTGATGAATTAACTGTTATGGATGTCGTTGGAGCATAAGCAGTACTACCATTCATTAAAGCTGGAGTTGTCCAAGTGCTACCATTGGATGAAGTTGCATA